CAATTGCCTTTCTGGATGAGAAGGAAGGGTATATATATTACATATAAAGACCTTGATGGCAATGTTATAACGGAAAGATGTATTAATGATGATTGTGTAGCAGACCATATTTTCAGGAAAGATGAGAACTGGATACTGATTGGCGATGATGGCATTAATCCAAAGGTCTATTTTAACCGTTATGGCTATAATGTCACCGTGTTTGGTCTAAAGGGTGGTGTACATACGTTGGTTAGCGCTATAAAAGATGTTCCTCCTAGAGAACGGATACTTGGTCAAAAGATCACTTTCGCTCAAGAAGGGGAGAATTGGGTTACTTATCAGTTTCAACAATTAAGTTTATCCGGTTATGAGAACCCTTCTAACTGGAAACTGGTTGATGGAATACAACAGATTGAGGGTGACATAAATATCACTAATCATCCTGACGAGGAAGATATAACTACAGACGGGGGAAATAGGCTTAAGCTTGCGGATAAAGAATATGACACGTCTGCTTATAGCGGAATGGGCCGTATATATCTTCGTAAGAATATACAAGACGTGGAAGTTTTACCTACCTCATACCTTCAAGTAAATTCTATCGTTGACGCTGTGACAGATGAAGTCGCTATAAAAGCTCCTACTGATACGGAACTAACGGTCGTGATAGGACGTGACGGAAAGGCTTATGCTATGGTTGCGGATGACATAAACAAATATACCATCTGGGATGCTTACGGAGAAATCAAGGCTTCTACGGAATATATGGATTCCTCTTATATCCTTAAACATAATACATATTATTTGGTGAATGGCTTTTATTATGTTTGGGATGGAAGTCTGAATGAAGCCGTGTTGCAAACAGAAAAGAAAAATGTACTTACGCAAGAAATGCTTGATAAGCCCAATACTATTTATGTAGTTCAATATGATTTTGATTTAAATTTTGATTGGAATAATTATGACTCAGCTCATAATTATGCAGTAAAAATTCCTGAAGGAAGTATACTAAAATATGAAGGTGGATCTATATCTAACGGTCTATTAAATTTTGCTGATGATACCTATATAGAAGGCCCAGAACGAGGAGATTGCATGAAATATGGTTCATATGGATACATAGATAAACCAAGGTATCATGTGAAAAACGACATGATAGTAGTCAATCGTTTGTCTGAGATATTTAATTCTTATTACAAACAAAACGAAAAATTTCATTATGGCCACAAAAACACTCTTTTGAGGCAGGATTTTCAAATAGAAGAACCTTGGTATATGAATTGCTCCAGTTTTTCTGCGGCGATGATTTTAGGTATACCTTTTGAGAATTCTAAATATAATGGTAAAGATAATATTCTAGATGGATCAGGATGGTATGATAAAGATTTTTACCAATGGCTGACAAGTGGGGATAATGAACATTTTTATAAATATTCTCACAACTTGGCTAGATATCTAAACGATAGAGGATATACATTAGATGAAAGTGAGAATGATATAAATAATTTACAACCGGGAGACGTGCTATTTGTTAACTTTGAAAATAAACCAGCATGGAACAATCCTTTTTATTACATGGGGATTGATCATTCTGCGACTTTCGCATACAGGGTTAACGATAATAAATTTGCGGTCTGGGAAGTATGGGGAGAGGCCCAAGTATTTGGTATTGGTTTTTATGACAAAGAATGGTTTGATAAACATATAAGGTTAATTGCCAGAGTCCCAAGATCAGTAGGAGATAACCCTGTACTTGATAACATAGCCTATAATCCCTATAATACTTATGAAAAGACAACAGAGGCTAATGATGACTTTCAGAATCGAAGGATTGCGACAATTTCGGTATCTGAACCAATTGAGGCTTACAAATACTATACCGTTGTTCTTAAAATGAAATTTATGACGGAAAGAAGTAAAGCTTTTCCAACTTTAATAGTTTCTTCCAGAACAAATTTCTCTTATTCTCAATATGTGAATCGTCCCAATGATGATGTCTATTTTATACCATTTTGCTTTAAGAATAGAGAAATAGAAAATAATAATACGCCTAGTCCCATAGATCGTATATGTACGACTAAGAGTCTTGGTATAGACGTAGGTTGGATAGGTGTTGAGAATATTAAAGAGGAACATGTTAAAATTGAATATTGTTTTATATTTAAAGGTATTATATCTGAATATAATAACAGAATAAAATATCCAATTTTATATCCTGTGTCAATATCAAATAGCGAATATGAAGAATATATCAAGGGCATTAATACAAAATGGACGAGATTACCGGATGGGATTATGCTTAATGGATATTTTAATATCCAAAATGAGGATATTATAAAAGGAGATCCGATAATTATTAGTACTATAAATATTAAAAATAAATATGATTTTAAATATATAATTCAAGGACATACTATTAATGAGAGATATGAATCTGGAGTTATATTTCTTGATTATAGAGAAGGTGTACCAGTTTTAAAGATTAAAAATTTAAATGGAGGACTAATGCATTATTTTGATATATTATTACCGTTGAATATTATAAATAGATGGCAATAAAATAATAATTTACTTATAACCATTAAAACATTATAATCATGAGACAATTCATGTACACGATCATCAGAAAGATATTTAGAGAATTAGACTAATTGAAAGCAGATATTTGCTCAAATAAATCACAATAGAAATAATTTCTCATGTATCGTTATCTCTCTTACATATCAGACCTCGCAAATTGGGCCAAGTCCATCGCCATAGCCGCTGTTGTTACGGCGATGGACTTCGTGTCACCGATAGAGAACTTCTTGGTGGTGATCCTGTCGCTGGCCTTCATCGATACGTTCTGGGGGCTGGCTGCGGATCACGGGGATTTCCGGAAGAGCAAGTTCATCCGTAGCTGGGTGTACATGCTTGTGTATTTCCTGATAATTATCATTTCGTTTTGGATAGGCGTGATGATGGATATATCGGAGGATAACGCCAAGGCTTTCGTGTCTTGGATTACGTGGGCGATGATATGGTTTTACGGGACCAATGTCTTAAAGAACATGGGCAAGGTATTCCCGGATAACAAGGTGATAGCCTTCTTGTATTGGGTTGCCGCCGTGAAATTTATCAGCAAGGTCAATTTCTTGGATGAGTATAACAAGACAAAGAATAAAAAAGGCTCCCCAGATCCAAAAGGATAGGGGAGCCGGATAAATTTTAGCTTCCTGTCTTTCGCAAGGGAGGATAGCAAGGTTAACAAAGCGCATAAAAGTATAAAAAATAATTGATATGAGAACGATTAACAGGAAAATCAACTTGATCGTGATCCATTGTTCGGCCACTAGGGTAGATAAGGATTATACCCCTGAGCAATTAGAGAGAGACCACAAGGCGAGAGGATTCAACTCCGCAGGTTATAACTATTATATCCGGAAGAGCGGGGAGATAGTATCTATGCGTCCATTGGAATTGATTCCGGCTCATGTGACCGGATATAACAAGAACAGTATAGGAATATGCTATGAGGGTGGTCTTGATCCGGACGGGAATCCGGATGATACACGTACGGAGGCACAGAGACAGTCGATTATAAGGCTGTTGTTGGATTTGGTCGTACAGTTCCCGGATAGTAGGATCTGCGGTCATCGTGACCTATCCCCGGATCTTAACGGTAACGGTAAGATTGAACCGGACGAGTGGATGAAGATGTGTCCATGTTTTAATGCCGAGGAGGAGTATCACAATATATGAAACCTTGGCAAGTAATATTAATACTAGTGTGCTTGGTAGCCAGTTTCACGGCTGGCTACCATATCCGGGGGGATGAGGATGGCAATCAAATACATAAGACCGACACGTTTACTTATGTTGACACGATACATGACAGCATCCCGTACCCGGTCTATGAGACACTGGTACAAACAATACCTGAGCCGTTCCCTGTTTATATCACGTTGGACGGTGACACGGTAAAGGAACCTATATATGTCCCGGTGCCGATAACTCAAAAGGAGTACAAGACGGATGATTATAAACTGTCGATTTCGGGTTACAAGCCAAATCTCGATTACATCGAGGTTTATAGAAGGACTGAGTATATAACCAAGACGATCTCCCCCCGTAGATGGGGAATCGGTGCGATAGCCGGTTATGGGATCGGAAAGCATGGACTATCACCTTATGTAGGTATAGGAGGATTCTATAGGATCTGGTGAGTAATACCCATAGGGGCGGGTATTGAATAAAGCCCCTATTCCTCCAACTCTTCTACCTTCCGGAGGAAAGACATAACTCCATGTATGTTTTTCGGGGCTTGTACCTATAAAACATACGTGGAGTTATTTTGTTTAACAAAATCTATAAAAAAGTTATGAGTAAGGTAGAGGAATTTTACAGAAGGGTTATTTCTATCGCCTGTGAGGTGTGTGGGGTTGATCCTATAATGATGTTCTCATGTAAAAGAGAAAAGTACGTTGACGCACGGAATCTTGTCATAATGAATCTAACGATGAAAGGCTACACGGATACCGTGATATCGGAGCTTACGGGATTGACGAGACAGGCTGTCAATTACGTAAGGAATACTTTCCCTAGCAAATACAATCGTAGCTGGATGCTCATAACTTATCAGCAACAAATTAGCAATGAATTAGCAAAGGACTAGCAAATCATTATTTTAGGAGCAAAGCCCTTCTCATGATTTTTGTCGTGTCCGGTAATGGTGCCGGATTAACGACAAAAATTAAAGATAATGGATAGAAATTATTTTATCGGTACTCCCGAAGGAGGTAATTCCGGTGGAAGTAAGTTTGACATCATGGCCTTTCTCCCGAGCTTGATGGGTGGCGGTGGAAAATCATTGGACCCCAATTTGGTAGCGGCTTTGATGAACAATAAGGGCAATCAAGACGCTTGGGGCGGTGGTGGTTGCTGGTGGATCTGGATCATCCTCCTGTTCTTCGTATGGGGAGGCTGGGGTGGCAACGGCTTCGGCAACAACGGGGCTAACGGATTACCGGCT